TACAAAATCTCGTGCCTCAGTAATAGAACCAAACTTATGTGGTTCCACGCAATCACCCTCAAGGGTACGCCATTCAGAATAGTTCTTTGTAGGCAAGTACAGCGTGGGGTTGAAAGGAACCTTCACGCTGTAGCGATTGCCATTTTCATAACCACGGACCAGCAAACGATTGCCAGCTTGTTCAACGTTTGTGTAAAACTTCATTCAGACTTTGGCGGATCAATTTTGGTAAGATAAAGGGCAAGCAGTTTAGTGCTTGGGTTCACAAGGGTGGTGATGTCAGAAGACCTGACAATCACCTCCCGATCATTTGAATGGGGAGGCCATGGGGTGATATCTCCATCATATTCTACCATGTAGGGATCACGCAGGACGCAATCGGGGTCACCTATCGAAGTGGCACCCTCGATCTCCTCCACCTGGGCGATGATCCAATCATTCGCCAGCTTCAGTAGGTTCGCTGCTATTTCCATTAGGCTCCTCAAAGAAAATATTATTTGTATCAACGCCAAGTTCAACTAGGCGATTGACATAGTTATCAAGTACTCCATTATCAGGAAATACAACACTGATAATATGAGAACCACTAATTCTATGTTCTTCTACAGGACTGTATGGACAGAACCTAGTGTAGTTAATGGCAATATCTCCATCCTCATTACGTTCTCCAAGGGTAAGAACATATGGATAGATCAAACGATATCCAACGATATCTTCGTTATCTCCTTTAACATCACCAAATAAGCACAGCACATTATCGCCAGTAACTAACTTAACGATCCTGACAAAGTGGTTTTGCTTCAACTCAGACATTTGCTTCTATCTCCTTTTTTTGTTCTAGTTTACTTTCATAGGCTTTCTGTAATCCAGGTTCTGGAGTACTAATTGTCATCACACAGTCATATGGAATTTTAAACATAGTGTCTGGAGAATACGGGTTCCACTTACTAAAGCGAACCTGATATTCCATTCCATGTGCTTCTGTCAGATATTGAGGTGTAGAACCATCTAAACTTAGAACATATGGTTCATCCATGAGAAGACAAACACCTTTCTTGTTTTCATCTTCACCATCAAAAACTTCTTTCAGTTCCGTGATAATTCTTTCACCTGTCTTTAATGTAATAATTGATACTGCCATAGTTTAGTGTAGGTGTATTATTAGTTTAGCATTAAAAAAGGGCACCGTCAAGTGCCCGAATATTTAGAACCACTTTTTACGCTTGTCTTTTTCTGGTAGTTCTTTTTTCAACACAACTGTCAATAAACCATCCTTAAATTCTACACTCTCTACTTCAACATCTTCTGCCATCTGCCAGTTGCGACTAAATGATTTTTGAGAGATACCTTTGTGTTGATACTTACGTTCTTTTTCTTCTTTTGATTTGTTGGCAGATACTGTTAGAACATGTCGTTGAGTTGCGACTTCAATATCTTCGCTTGTAAATCCAGCCAAAGCGACTTCAAGTATGGTTCTGCCATCGTCTCCGTCAACCACATTGTACGGAGGATAACTAGATCCAGTGCCTGCAATAGCTTCCAGTCTTCTGAATGTTTCATCGAAACCAATAGAGTAAGGAGTATATGTTTCCCAATTGAATGTTACCATTGTCCTAAAAAGCAATATACATTCCTGTAGTTCATTTCCAGGAATTCTATTGTTACAAATATACTCAAGAGTGTGATATGAAAACAAATCAAATCCAACAGAAACTCTATAATATTCTGTGGGATCTACTTTATGCAAAACCCATGATGGAAACATCGTTATTCTAGCTGGTTTATTTTCACATTTCCATGGTCCATAATAACTACTTAAATGTGGAATATGATAATCTGTGGTTGTTTTATTATCAGATAACATTAGATTGCCACTAAGAAAAGTATTTTCATGATAAGAATGACAATGTAATGGTACACTTTCCATGGGGTTTAAAACGACTGCCCAACCACGAATCCATACATCATCAATTCTTTCTTTGGGAAGATCCAAAGTATCCATGTAGTTACTATAAACTCTAGTTATAGATGCTTGTAAAAATTTAACCGCTGGATTATCCCATGTAAAAATATTATACGTTCTCCAAGTATCTTTGTAAGAACCTGGATTATATTCTTCAATTTTTCTTATTAATTCTTTAACAAAAAAATTATTAAGATCTTCTACCCATATAGGGCAATCAAATACGGGAGCAAAGGGAGTATTTGGTTCCCAACTTTTCCAACGATGTAAATTTGTATGTGTGTTTTTTAATTTACAATTAGCTTGGTCGAGAGTATTATTCACTTACCTTTTTACGACCAATATTATATTTGCTTTCTAAAGTCCATTCATCCTTTTCTTTGAAGGCAAGCACTTTGATTTGATTGAGTGGAGCAAGATCAGCAATCTTGTCTGGCGTTACAATTGTAATCAATCCCCAATCACTCAGAAGTTGGATAATACGATTGCGACGCTGAACATCGTTTAGTGAAAGATTAGTATTCTTCCCATCAAGAGCAAACAACTCTTTGAAGTGAACAATATAATACTTACCCTGCTTATGCAGAATGTGACAAGACTGATAGATCTTCTTTTCTTTACGAGAAGCTACACCAATTCGTGTCAGGGTTTCCCTCACTTTTAGGAAATCATCTGGTTCGTTCAGGATGATTTCCACCATATCAGATTGTTTCCACTGGATTTCAATTTCGCCACTCATTTTCTTCCACCTTTATTCAGTACCTTTGTAATATGATCTAGCTGATCCTTGGTGAGAACCCTGAGTGCTTGGAGTGCTTTATCGTCATTATAACCATAATACTCCTTGACTACATCAAGATAATCAATAGAATCTTTTTTCGCCCAAGGAGAAAATCTTTTCCTCGGTTTGACACTATTTAGTAGAAAATCATATTGAAGCTTTTTAGGGAGATGACAATTCTTGTTCATCTCATTTACAAATAAAATTGTATCAGTAAAAGAACTTAGGCAGCGATTGATAATATAGGGAGCATATGCTTTCTCAGCATCAATATCATCTTCAAGAATATTTTTCTTGGATTGGTTGATGCTGTACAGGTAATCTTTCAGTTGGTATGTCATTCCAGTGTCTCACAACTCCAGCAATAATAAAAATGTTAGTAACAAAATAAGAGATAAAAATAAGGGTGCGAATAATCGCAACCCTGTCAGATTCTTTATCACACCCAGAAGCTTTCTCTCCTAGTGCTTTACACCACAGTCGCCAAATCATTTGAACACGGCAGTAACATTCACAACTTTAGCAGTAGGGTTGCGGGCAAGAGCGGTCTGGCGAGCATCCTGATAGTTTGCTGCCTCAACGATCTCATCAAAGAGACGACCAGCAACGTAGAGTTGAACTTTAATTTTCATAGTTGTAAAGGACGAGTTCCTTTCGTTCTGCTTGATCTATTGTATACGACCCGACCGACCGCATGGTGTAGGTGTGTGCAAATTCTCCAACTGTCCACCCCTGGAACCGCTCCTTGACTAGGTTGGAATTGTTGTAGGAGACTAGTTGAGGGCAAATATGACGGTCACAATCAGCAGCAAACTTATCGTGATCAAATCCTTTGTGCATTGATCCCTTACGCCCATAGAGGTTGTCCTTAATGTCATAAGGAGGATCAAGATAAACAAATACATTTTTCTGATCAGTCAACATATCTTCGTATGACCAGTTAGTAATATACCAGTCTTTGATCAACTTACCATACTCAGGGATCTTCTCAATACCATTCATAGAGAAATTACTTTCACTTGCTTGTGCAGAGAAGGATGAGCTTTCAGTCAGACCAGAGAAAGAACACTTATTGATAATATAGAAAGCAACTGCACGGTAGAAGTCTTCTGCCTCTTTGTGATTTAGTTGGATCTTCATTTCGTTGAAGAGTTGCCTGGCAAGTTCTGGTGTGCCATAATCTTCTTTATAACCTTTGATGCAACGATGTAATTCTTCTGGTTCATCACGAAGGATAGACCAGAAAGTGTACAAAGGATTATAAAGATCATTCACCCAGATTTGAATGCCAGGATAACGCTTAGTCACTTCAAGTGCTACAGATCCACCACCAATAAAAGGTTCCCGAAACTCATGAAAGTTCTTCAGATCTGGCATGTATTGAAAAAGTTTAGGTAGAGCTCTGCTCTTCCCCCCTGGGTAACGCAACGGAGTTTTCAGAGATTTCAAAGTCTGGGGCATGATATTTAAGATACTCAAAGAACGTTAGTTTCATTTCCTTCTGCGTCATACCACAGTGTTTGGCAGCAGCAGGTAAGGTCATTTTAGCACGAAAGAGAGCTTCGTTTGCCTCTCTTACATTATCAGGGGTTGTCTTTACTGGGGCATCGTATAGGTCCCACTTATTGATTTTTGGAAAGATCATTCACGACACCTCATTTTAGCATATTCAAATATTTTTCCTGGGATATTTACACCCAAAGCATTCTCAAAACCGTAAAATCCTGGTGAGGAGTTTGCTTCACAGATACGGTATCCGTCTTCATGGAAAAGCAAATCAACACCAGCAATGTCAAGATCAAGAACCTTTGCCGTTTGTATAGCAAGCAGTTCCATTTTTTCATCAACGTCATAAACTAATCCTTTACCTCCACGGGATATGTTTGCTTTGAATGATCCATCGGTAGCTTGGCGAAGCATAGCACCAACGACCCTACCACCAATAACAACAACACGAAGATCACGTCCCTCTGAAAATTGTACATACTCTTGGACGATCATACTGTTCTTGAAGTCTAGGGCGGAAATCAATTCTGACAAGTCATTGAATTGTTTTTTATTCTCACAAAGATAAACACCTGCTCCATGTGATCCAGTAATCACTTTGACTACACAAGGAAACCCTACTTGTTTTTCAACTAAATCAGGATTACTCGGAAAACGAGTAAGCATCGTTTTGGGAATAGGAAGTCCTGCCTGTGCCAAAATCTGATTGGCATACATCTTATCTTTTGCTGCGATGATCGCATCAGAGTTTGGCAAAGTAGGAACATTCAGTCTTTCGAATTGACGCAAGACGGACAGATTGTAGTTACCAGTAGCAGAGCCTGTCCTAGCGAGTAGAACATCTGGGAGGCTAACAATCTCATTTTGGTAACGGATTGATTTTCTGTCATCACGAGAAACAATAAGGTCAATTTCATCAGCATAGACAATCTTGAAATCAATTCCAAGATGTTCTGCTTCTTCTAAAAATCTATCTCTTTCGTAAACTTCTCTCGTTTTACGATTTGCTAACATCCATGTTTTCATCTGAATTCACAACTCATCATGAGTTCTGTAAGACACGCCAACATATTTACCTCTTGATCAGGCACAATTGTAATATCTCGCATATATTTTGCAATGATTAATACTGCCTCAGGAATAGAAGAAGGCGTAAGAACATCATACAGACTATCATAAACCTTACGCATCATCATGCTGGGGTCATTATCGAGATGCTGGACCACCCAGTTCTTCACAGTAGTAAACTCTTTCTTCTTCAGGGAAGTGAGTAGAGCATCCAAATTGACATCAGCGACATCAACAAGAATAGCGGAACTGATAGCGCCAGTCGCAGCATAACGCTGACATTCGTTGATAAGACGGCGCCAGTCTGGATAGTATCGCTTGACAAGCTTGGCGAGGACTTTATCTTCATACTCAACCTGTTCGTGGGTCAGAATAGTTTTCAGGCGAGTAAAGAACTCACCTTGAAGTTGAACTGCCTGGTCTGGTTTGATCCTGAAATCCACAACCGTGCAACGGGAATGGAGAGGTTCAATAATCTTGTTGATGAAGTTACAAGTGAAGATGAAGCGGCAGTTGCCATGGAACTCCTCCACGGCGGTCCTGAGGGACAGTTGCACGTCGTTGGTGGTGTTGTCCGCCTCGTCGATGATGACGACCTTGTGGGACGCCCCAGAGGTCAGAGAGATCGTCGTGGCGAACTGCCTGACACGGTTGCGGACCGTATCGAGGAAGCGCCCCTCGTCCGAACCGTTAATGATGATATAGGAAGCCCCGATCTCATTACATAACGCTTTGGCAATTGTGGTCTTTCCGACACCAGCAGTGCCAGTAAGTAGAAGGTTAGGGATCTCTTCTTGTGCAATAAATCCTTTGAATACTTCCTTGATATTTTCTGGAAGGATGCAATCCTCCACGATGGAAGGACGGTACTTCTCAACCCACAAGAACTCTTTACTCATTCCAAATCTCTCAAAATAGTTTTCGTCACAATCTCAGCAGCATTCAATTCTGCTCGCATGTATTCTACACCATCCTCTGGAACGGTGTGATCTCCACAAGTAAAGATATCACAAACTGCTGTGCCATTCTCTGGCCAAGTATGAATGCTGATATGACTTTCAGCAAGCAGAGCAACAGCAGTGACACCTTGAGGAGAAAACTTATGTGAATGTAAAGCAATCAGAGTTGATTTACACCACTTTGCTGCTTGATACAAAGTGTCTCGGATGAAACCTTCATCATCAAGATCTTCAGCAGCACACCCCTTCAGGGTAAAAAGAATGTGTTTCAATAGTCAGGGCTCCAGTGCAATATAATAGGTCAGGTCGAGATTTTGATTGGTCCATTCGGAAATGAGATGTTTAGATACTTTGACAACATAATCACCAGGGAACAGACGGATGTTTTCAATCTTAACATCCAGTGAATAATCGCCAGTACAATCACCAGAAATGGATTGCTCGTAAGTATTGCTGGTATCATTCTCTTTGTCACGAAGGATGAGTTTGATTTCGTTGTCTTCGCTCTGGAATGTCAGATCAGGAAGACTATAAACAGCAGATGCTTTCTGAAGTGAAAGCAGATCTTCACCAGTGATGTTGAACTGGATATCAGCACCAGGGAACTTTACATTCTTTTCAGGCGCAGATTTGAGCGTAATTTCAGGATCAGAGAAATAGTAGCGAGCAGACTTACCACTGCCACGGATGCTGACAAAATCGCTAGATGAGAACTCAAGCTCAGGACGGTCAAACAAAGAGATCCCAGAAAGAAACTGACTGAGATCATAAATTGCGAAGTCCATAGGAAATACTTCTTCACTAGAGAACGCTGCGAGAATGTTTTCTGCATTGCTAATCGTGCGTACTGTGCTTCCCTTTCGGAATACGATGGAGGAATTGATAGTGGAGAAGTTTTTGAGGACATCAAAGGTTTTTTTAGACAGGGTTACTTTACTCATCGGTTGTAATCTTCACGGGTAGCGTTTTTATCGTTGAAGTGCATAAGAAGCACGGCATAGTGTAGCACCTTCATGATGTCCATGCGAGCACTACCTTTCTTATCATAGCGAGAAGCATACTTTAGGATGTTGCTACGACAGAAACGTTCACCATCACCACATGCTTCAATCAGATCCAGTGTTTGGATTTTGTCATCACCAGCAGAGTAATGTTGTTTATAGGTATTCACGATGTAGTCACGCAACTCGTTAATGATTGCGTCTTCATTATATTTGAAATTCATTTCACTTGTTCCAGATCATTTGAATATTACTATGGTAGCATTCTTGAACGTTGCCGTCAAGGTCTTTGACAAATAACTTCAGACCCTCGCCACCTAGGATCTTCACGGTCTTGCCGCCATCAAGGACGGCAAGATGATTTACATACCCGTGGAACTTATCAAAGTTCGTATTCGACATGGATGCCTTCCTCCTTAGTTTCTTCCTTGGTTTCTACCTTAGCATCAATCTTATCATACAGTTCGATGAAAGATTGCTTGGTCTCATCATCAAAACGATTGACACAGACCTTGATAGCTTTGATACGATCCTGCCAGATAGCAAAGGCACGGATGATGTGAACCAGACGACGGGTGGAGATCACCTCATCGATACCACCATCTTTGAAAGTTTTACGGATAATGTCTGCCCAGTTGGCAAGGTTCTCACAGAACTCAACATCATCAATGCCCAGAGAAGCAGCAACTTTCTTGAGAATGTTAGTCTCGATAGTGACGGTAGGATAGTCTTGCTCAAACGTGAGAGCAAAACGCTCAAGGAATGCTTCGTTCAGAACGTTGGTGCCGATGAAACGTCCATCTTCAGAACCCTTGCCTTTGGTGTTGGCGGTGGCGAAGATGTTGAAACCAGCAGCAGGTTGAACGAACTTGCCAATCTTCTTCAGGAAAATACCTTTACCCTCAAGAATAGATTGCAGGCAGAGGATCTTATTGGATGCCAGATCAACCTCGTCTAGAAGGAGAATAGCTCCACGTTCCAGAGCCTCCACGACGGGTCCATTATGCCAGACAGTTTCGCCAGCAACAAGACGGAACCCACCAATAAGATCATCCTCGTCAGTCTCAATGGTGATATTCACACGGATGAGCTCCCTATTTAGTTGAGCACACGCTTGCTCAACAGAGAAAGTCTTACCGTTACCAGACAGACCAGTGATAAAAGTGGGGTAGAAGAGGCGAGATTGAATGATCTTCTTTACGTCAGAGAAATTCCCGAACGGGACATAGTTGCCATCTTTGGCAGGAATAAGGTTCTGTTCTTCCCGAACGGTAACACCAACAGCAGGAGCAGCAGCAGGAGATTGATAGGTTTGCTCAAGGCGTTCCTGAACAGTCAGGTTCCAAGTGCCACGTTTCACATAGAAGTCACGCAGTCGCTTGGTAGCAGTAGCATAAGTGATACCAAAGACACCACAAGCATCCTGAACCTGGGCAGCGTTGATATCGTTGCCGAAATTGTTGGACAGGTAAGAAGTCAGTTGCTCAGTGGTAACGTCAGATTTGGCAGGCATTTTGGTCATTTCGTTGATGTAGTTATTATAGGGCAGGAGGGGTGGTCTGGCGTCAGACCCAGGACGGTTTGCGAGCTGGCACACGCAGGTAGTTGGATGCGACCCAAGGTTTACTAGCGATATACATTTTGTAAGCATCGAATGTAGAGATGCTCGTATCATATTTGTATTCATCAGGCATCGCACGAGCAAATGGTGTCACCTCCGTGATCTTACCTTTGGGGAAAAGATAATATGCTTCAAGCAAAGTGTTATAGCAAGAATGAAACTTGCCATAACGAACAGAGTATTCATCACACAAATTCATACCCCACTTGATCAACCAGTAGGCGTTGTCAATAGTTTCAGATGCCCACTTTGTACAGGGATGGTTGCGAAACGCACCCTTTTCTGTACGATATGCGATACCATCTGCTTTATGAATAGGACCATAATTGTGATACCACTTGGATGCCACGATGGATAGCATCTGGCAACACTCAAGTGGCATCTTTACGATATGTTTATCTGGCAAACAAATAGCACTCTCTGCAGGAAACGGGGAAGTGACAAAGATGTTCATGCGACATACTCCACGAAAGAATTGAGAAGTTTTTTGTTGGTGGTTTTAGAACTCAGCATCTTTTTGAATGCCTTGGTGATATCACCCTTCTTTGCACCAGACTCTACATCGAACGCAGAGCTCTCGTCAAGAGAACTGTTACTAATCGCATAGAGAGCGGTGAATGCTTTGGGATGGGGGATGATGGCAGACTTCTCTTTCTTCCACTGCTTCTGAACCTCACCATAGTGGGCAACGTCAGCATAGGAACAAACAAAGTTAGAGAGTTGGGAACCAGAAAGAATACGGAAACCCAACACATTCACGCCAGGGTTACGGTCACGCAGTTGCTGAAGGAAGATGTTGGTATTACCATCCCAACCTTCAAAAGACTTATAGACACGACCAGTCTGACGATCACGCAAACAAGCATTACTGTCAAGACGGCGAGGACGAACATAAGAATGATCACGGTATTCGTCATACAGTTTGCGACCATAGGAAGTCTGGCAAGCTTCACCGTCAGAAAGAATACAGACATTCACTTTCTGAAGATCGTTCTGTTTCTTGAACTGAGGAATGATGTAGTTGAGCATCACAATACCCTCGTTCAGAGGAGTGCCAGACAATCCAAGACCAGTAGTAGAACTGTAATAGGTGTGATAGGTATAGGTATATGCTTCTCGATAAAGATTACGGCACATACGCTCATAGTCTTTACCGTTAGAACGAGAAGATACAAAGTTCATCAGATGGAACATACCTTTCTGAAGATACACTTTGCCTTCATGGCAACCATTAGCAGAGAAGTATTCATCATTAGAGATGTATTGATCTTTGCCTTGCTTCATACGACGAACAGGGAAGTAATCATTCGTGAAAGCATACACCTCAAACGGGATCTGAACTTTCTTACAGAAGGCAGTAAGGTTCAGAAGCTGTTTGACAGTAGCAAAGATCTCACGCTGCATCGAACCAGACCAGTCCAGAAGGAACAGCAGACCATGGTTCTTACCGTCAGGAAGAACAGTAACTTTCTTGAAGATATCTTCGTTGTAAAGATAGGTATGAAGTTTGGTGGTGTCAAGCACACCAGTCTTGGATTGACCAGCACGAGCATAAGCATCGGCAGACTTGCGACACTCAAACTCCTTAACAAGGTAATTCACTTCTTTCTGTGATTGCTTACGGAAGGATTGATATTCGATATCGACACCTTCATAAGCATTATCAGGCAGATGATTACTAGCTTCACGCTGCTCATCAATCCAGTCATGAATTTCAGTCCAGTCAGCAACATAGTCATCAAGAACTACGCTCTCTGGGATCTCAACGTAATAAGTATTACCACCAGAGAACGTGTTGGTCAGACGTTCAGCAGCACGATCAAATGCGTCTTGAGTTTTAGAACTCTCATCGTCACCTTCATCACCAGCAGCATCAGCATCCTCACCTTTCGGTTGAGTAGCACCACCAGTCTGCTGACCTTGCTGATCAGAATTGCTGGAAGGTTGGTTCTCGTCAGCATCACCTTCTTCAGGTTCATCATCACCCCCAAATTGAGTGGAACCACCCCCACCTTGAGTGGTCTGGTCAATATCAACATTAATATTTACTTACTCAAGTTCTTGCTCTTTCTTGCTGAATTCATATACATCTACAGCAATCTGGAGCACCTCATCAAAGCTCTCTGCTTCATCTGTGCGAGTGACAAACACTTGCTCATCAGCAGCAAAAGGAATGAAAGCACTAGCACCAACCTTGAAGTGAAGATTGATACGGTCAATCAGACTGTAAGTATTCAGATCATCATTAGCGATACCAAAGAAATCCTGGGCATTCAGTTCTTGATACCCACCAGCAAAAGACTTACGCAGACCAGGATACTTACGCTTCATCATCTTCTCAATACGTGCATCTTCGATCACGTTGATGAAATCTTTAGGACAATCTGCTTTCTCGGTCCAGTCTTCGTTAGGGGTGAAGAGAGCGTGTCCCACCTCATGACCCACCAGCATATCGTAGACGGTCCCAGAAGCACGATCCCAGTTCGGCAGGGTCAGCACACGGGTTTCCACGTTGAAACATGCTGTAGGGCAGTTACGGTGCTCTACAACGAGGTTCTCGGTTGCTAGCAGTCGGGCAAGGTTGCCTTTGATTTCTTGGCGGGTCATGGGTCTCTTTTGCTGATGTGGTAAGCATAGCAAAAGGGGCACCCCCTTGGAGGCACCCCTAGTCCAGTTCAGAAACTGTCTGCTGGATGACGGAGAAGTTCTTTTCCTTCACCGCTGTAATTGTTCTATCAAACTTTCCTTCTAGTTGTTCTCGATGACTGATGACATATACATTTGTACTTTCATCAAAGTTTCGTAGGATCCAACCAAGATCGCTGCCACCTTGCTGATCCAAAGAACTGTCAAAGATCTCATCTAGAATAAGGAGGTTAGTATCCACGCTATTCTTGAGCTTAGCAATAGCTCTCCAAGTAAGCAACAAAGCAATATCAATCCTAGCTTTTTCTCCTTCACTGAAACTATCATAAGAAAACACATCACGATATCTAGATTTGATGATCTCTTCAAAGTTTTCGTTCAACGTGAAATTCACATAGAAGTCCATACGCTGAAGATATTGATTGATCAGTTGGTTCATCGCTGGGAGATAGGTTTTGATAATCCTAGTCTTGATCCCATTGTCTTTCAACAACTGCGATGCCACTAACAGTGTATCACGATCTTTCTTGTATTCGGCAAAGGTCTTGCTCAAATCTTTTTTATTCGTAACAAGTCCTTCAAGTTTGACGAACTCTGCTTTCTTATCTGGACTGCTTCCTTCCAGTTCTTTAATCTCGGTTTCTATATCACCGATTGCTTTTCGTATGGAAGTAATCTGATAATTCGCTTGAGTAATAGAAGCGTTGAAGCCAAGTATAATTTTTGATAGTCTTGAGAATTCATTTTCTCGCTCCTCCTCTTTAGAGATGGCATCAAGTAAATCCTGAATTCCTGTCTGTAGGTTATTCAGTTCTCCTTCCCCATCAGCAATTTTACTTTGTCTGAATTCTTCACTCAAGTCTTGAGTACAGGTAGGACACACATGATTGTCTGTAAAGAACTGATGTTCTTTTTGACAGGATGTAAGTTTCGATTGAATTTTGAAAAGAAAAGTGTTCAACTTCTTTAGCTTGGAGGAAGAATTTGAGAGGTCTTCCATTTCTTTAGAATGTTTTTCGACTTCAGAAGTCAGACGCTCAATCTCATGATGATGTGTGTTTTCATCTTCTAACATTACAGCAATCTTACCTTGCTTACGGTCAATCTCTTCTTTAGTTTTCTTCTCCAGTTCAAGCATATACTTTTTCTGAAGATCGATCTTCTCTTCTAGAAGGTGAAGTTCGTAATCGAGGTTCTTGATCTCTTCGTTATTCTCTCTGACTTTATCTTTGAGAAGAATATTCATCGTGGAGAATACTTGAATGTCAAGGATATCTTCGATGATCTCTCGACGTTGTGCCAGAGGCAAACGCATGAAAGGAACAAAGGTTGAAGAACCAAGTACCACGATCTGGGTGAATGATTTGTAATTCAGTTTGAGAACGTTTTGTTCAAAGTTCTTTTGCTGATCTACAACTGTGCTTTCTTGGTTCCACAACTGATCATTACAGTAGATCTCAAATCTATTCGGTTTGATCCCACGAACCACTTTGTAATCACTCTTGCCGATGCTAAATTCAATTTCGGTAAGACAGTCTTTTTCGTTGATACTATTAACCAGCAGTGGCTTATTGATCTTACGAAATGGTTTGCCAAACAAAGAGAAAGTAAGGGCATCCAGAATGGTGCTCTTACCAGCTCCGTTGGACCCGATAATCAAATTAGTTCTTGATGTTTGTAAATCCACTTCACTAAAAACGTTCCCAGTAGAGAGAAAGTTTTTCCATCGGATCTTTTTAAAAATAATCATTCTAAATCATCGGGTGGTATCAAAAGGTCATCAGGAGTTATGATAGAGAACCTATGTCCTCTCTCTTGACATGCTCCTATTATAACATGGTCGTCAATCTCTACGATCTGCATTGGTGGGTAATCCACATCTTCTTGTAACATCATCAGGTATCTGTCTGCATCATCTTCCTCCTGAAAGATAGGAATTACTCTATCCTCGCTATCATCAAAGATAGAATACACACCGTCTGGCTGATCTTCCAAGGTTACGATGAACATTTTACGAGACGTTACAACTCTCAATATATAGAGATCTCATAAGTGTCTTGAGATCAGACTTACTTACAGACATTTCTACTTCATCAATGTATTCGTTTAGAAGTGTCAATGTATCTTTTGCGGAGATATCAATGTCGGTTTTGCTGTCTTCGCCAACAAGATTTTCAACAATCTTGACATCATGAACACCTACGTTGTAAAGACGATCAACCAGTGTTTCAAACATTTGGTAGTCTCGTTTTTCATCAACGACGATCTTGATGTACTTGTCTTTATAATCAGACACATCTTGTTTGTTGTAATCTGCCTTCGTGTCATCATAGATGATCTTGTCGAAGATTTCAAACGGGTTTGGGATATACTCAAGTTTATCACTTTGAGTATCGTAAATATGAAATCCACGGGTGTCCTTGTAATCATTCCAGTACATCTGATAGGGATTGCCAAGATACTGAACGTTTCCTTTCTTTGAACGATGATGGAAATGTCCAGACCACACACGATTAAAACGATGAAACAAACCAGCATCCATGCCATGATCCATCGTCATTCCAGGTGTAACTTCAAACCCAGTAAGTTCAAGGTGACCGCAACAAATATCAGCATCGGAAGTTTCAAGTAGCTTTAAGACCTCATCACGGTTCTCTGTGTTGATCCAAGGCAACATCAGAAACTTCTTACTGCCTATTGTAAGATGCTTTGGTGAAGCATAAATGCTGATGTTTGAATACTGTTCCAGTAGGAGTTCAGGTGAGTTGATACGATTGGTATTCTTGTAATAAGTACAATGATTACCAAGAAGCATATGAACTTTGTAACCTTGTAGTTTGTCAAAGTAATTCTCCTTTACACGATGAAATGTATTGAAGTCCATTGACTTACGGTTGTCAAAGGTATCTCCAAGGTCAATGATATGAGTAACTTTTTTCTTCTCTAGTGTAGGAAAGAATACCTCATCATAGAACTTCTGAAAGTAATTCCAGAATGCCAGAGATCCTTTGCGTCCATCAAGGTGTTGGTCAGTGATCAGTGCGATCTTCATAGTTTACCTCCAACAGTTCCATCGTATTGAATAGTTGGGTCAGGGAACCCTTCTTGTTTTGCTCGTAGATACCAACGGGTCGAAGAGATAAGGTGTTCCTTATCAAGTGTGGTGAGGATGCCCGCACCTTCTTTATCGTAGCTAGTCCAAGTTCCAAAGCGTTTCTGTTCGACACGGAAACATTCGTCAATCCATTCATAATCACTCATAAGAAAGATACCTAACTTCGTCAACAAAACCAAATTCAATAGCAGTGTTCAGCATCTCTTCAGATGAATTACCAGGCTTTGGTTTGGCAGAAAAATAAATTACATAGCAAACGTTTGGATGCTTTGCTTTTAAAAGTGCTCCATTACAGATTGCTTTTTTTACATTATCTGTTCGTTCAGCTCCAGGTCGTTTACCCTTTCCAGGTTTACCACCTTTGTCTTCGATATATTCTACAACTCCATTCTTTTCAGCGATTACATCTACGTTCACGCCAATTTCGGGAATTTTTTTATTGGTAGAAATAATATTGTATCCCTTTGATACTAGATCCTTCACTACAAGTTTTTCAAACTCATCACCAGATGCGGTGCTTTCTGATTGAAAATTCACTAATGTTTTGGTCATCGGTTCATTCGGTTCTCAATACTTTCTTTGATTGTACCCATGTCGGAATAGGATGCGTTCATACCAGTCATTGTACCATCAAATGTGTCTGTGTGCATGACCTCATCATAACCAGATCTTTCGAGGATCTTACCTTTGATTTCAAGTTGCTTCTTTTCTTTCTGAATACGGCGAAGAAAAGCGTAGTAGATAATCTGAGTGAAGTACGCAAAAGGATTTTGTGATTTCTCTGGATCGAAGTTGTCAATATACTGTAAGCAATTTTCAATCCCATCACAAATCATGTCTTCACGAAACATGTAGTTGACAAAGTTTGGTTTGTAAGATAAGTGTGTGGCAATCTTGAGGAAACACTCTCCGAGATAATTTGTTACTCGTGGTCGAGGTTTCCCTGCTTCTTTCGCAGCAATAACTTTCTGTCGATACACGGATATCGCAGCAAGAAACTCTTTGTTATTGACGTAGTTTTCTGTTTTTTTCTTGGTCATTACTGCGAATGTCACGGTTATCTTACATAATCTGTATCAAGTATAGCATCGTATTGGTCAGATGTAAAGGGGGCTTGACACAACCTCAGAAACCCAGTACAATAACCTTGTCGAGGGTTCAAGAGAGATATAGCTTTTAACTTTTCTTATAGATATCTTCTAAAGATTTTTTCATTTGGTTGATTGAACCTAGATATCCAGATTTACGAGGAAGCTTACTTCCTCTACCAACTAGCGTTTTGGCGCTTTCAAGTTTCTGAATTGTTTTCAAATAAAACTCTTCAATGGTCTCATCAAGTTCTGTCATCGTAAGGATGTGATCTCGTTTGATGATAAACATATTTTCAAATGTTGCTGAGATCCATTCCTTCAACGCAAAACCTGTGACCTCCATTTGTCCTTTCTTTTGTTTTGCAGTTTCAACTGCTAGTGGCTTATCGAGGATAAGTTTATCTTCATCTGGAAGGTAGCAGACCTTTGCTACTACCTCTTCCCCAGATACTAATTTCAACGTTGCGTAGAATTCTTCTTCCATATTAACTTGATCTAAGATTTACTTTTATAACCTCATACTTAAAGTTTTCTTCATTGTAAATATTAACTCGTTCATTCAGATGCTTCAGAGTATAATTTTGTCCTCCTATATCATCAGCAATGTCGTATAAAGTTGCGATGTCTTTTCCTTCACCTTTACGCAATACACGTCCAATAGATTGTAAATTTCTGATACGTGATTTACTTGGAGAGGCGAAGATAATATTGTGTAATCGTTTGATGTTGATACCAGTTGAGAAGGTGCCGTATGAAGCAATAATTACAGCGTTGTTTTCACTCTCGGTAATTTGTCTGACTTCTTCTCTATCTTCAACGTCAGTCCCACCATGAACAAAAAACGTTTTTCTTGTGGGATCGATGCTGCTATTTATCAGATCAAAAAGTGGTTCACCGTGCTTCTCAACATAGTTGAATAGTACAAGCGTGTTACCCTCAATATCCTTGACTAGATTTTTGATTAGATTGTTTCTACCACGATGACCGACAAGGTAATCAATTTCTTCATGGTAGCTTTCAAAGTATTGCGGAGCATGTTTACATAGCAGCACTTTGATCCTAAATTTAGATAGGTGCCCTTCACGTATCAAATCATCTGTTTTTGTTACACGCTCACAATCTCCAAATAAACCTTCTAATACCCACTTATGTGTTTTACTACCGTCAAGGGTGCCAGTAAATCCAAATCTATATTTTGCATTATGAAGCTTCGTCATAATACCTGTGAGTGACTTAGACTTAAACAAGTGCGCTTCATCACCAATCACACAATCAAAATCATCAAAGTACCTTTTGGGAAACTTGTAGATTGATTGCCAAGTAGAAATGATGATTGGTTTATCAGTATTCTTATCCTTACCAGAGTAAATCTTATGCACATGATCATCGGCATTCCAACCATAGTCCTTAAAGTCATTGACCATTTGTTCTACGAGGGACGTAGTAGGGACGATGATGAGCGTTTGCTTGTTGGTAGCAGTATAGTATCTGACGAGGGAATAGATCATCAAAGACTTCCCAGACCCCGTAGGAGAAAGAAGTAGTTTGCGATTATTCTTTATTGCTTCGTAGACAGCAGTGTATTGATATTCTCTTGGAGTAATTCCCGTTCTGGTGATTTTGTCCATAAAGGTTTTGATACCAGCAAGAGAAACAAAGTCGTTAGTTTCTGCAACATCTCCATACCAATCATTCTTTTCGTATTGTATAGTGTACTGACGCTCCGCTGCCCACACCTCAAGGTGCTTCATCAGTCCACCATAAAGTTCTCCAGTTCCAGGTGAATACAGGCGAATAGTTCCATCCCAATATTTGTAGCGAGGATTTTTCTTGAGGAACTTTGCTTCTGGAACTTCAAATGTAAAATAATCCGAGAGCTCCATATGAACATGAGGCTCTGCGGATTGGATGGTTAGGTAAACCTCATTCTTCTTCTTTACGGAAAGGAGTGTCATTATTGTCCATTAATAAATTTCTCCCACTCAATGGCACTCTTGATCTGAAACCCTCTGTTTGAAATCTGCTTCATGACCTGATCCAACCAGTACAACATCTGGTCCAGATACTTGATCTTTGCCTCAATGTTGATAATGTCATCATCGCTTTCGAGGTATGTTCTCATTTTCTCGGAAGTTTGAATTCTTCCGCCAAATGGTTTTTCTGCGTAAACACGAGCATCAGCTTCACCGCTGTAGTACTCACGTTTTTCTTTTACAAGCTTTCTAATTTCAAATTCCAGAGAAGTTTTGATCTGGGAAATGTCTGTGTAGTGGTGTAAGTATTTATTATGTTGGAAAGGGATGTCTAACGCAAGTTGTCCAAGATCTGTGCTATACTGTTTGTTCTTGAACTGAAAATCTACTGCGCTATCCTCTGCCCATTCTTCTCTGAGTTTTTCAAATTTATTACGAAGAGTTTCAAAATTCATAGACGTTTCATGTTTTTGTCAAGGATAAAAAATCTTTGATGCTTGAAGGTTACTTCAGCAGTAAGATATTCTACATCTGTCATTGTAGCATTGAATTCTAGACCAGACAATGACACTGGAAAAATATTTTCAAAGGATACAATAAATGCTGGATTGTACGATGAAGTTACAATATGAAGTTGAGCATTACTGTATTCTTCTTGTGGTGGAGTGTCAGTATCATCATCTGCTCTGCCATTCTGACGCATCCATTGATGAATGGAATAGTAATTTTTTAGGTCTTCATCAACAATAAATTGTACTGTAAAATCCCCAAAGGTCACTCCACCTCCAGGGATCATTGGTAGATTACGAAATCTTGTAGCATATTCAATCGTTGGCATTGTAATATCAGGAACATTTGCTCTTTGGCAAAAGAAATCTGTTCCCTCAAATTTATCCAACTTCAGGAGATAACCAATAGGATTTAGAAAATTTCTATTCCTAGGTTGCTCCTTATACCATTCAGCGGTCATGTCAACTTCCCAAGCTATTGCTATTTATCCTTGAGTAGTTCCTCTATTCTGTGACGCATATTAGTGCTTTCTTGCTTCATATAATCTCTGAGAGAATATCCACGCTGACCTCTTAGGATCATCGTTCCCTGATAAAACATTGTAGCGGCAAACACTAATAATAAAACACAACCTATTAGTTCAATGTGATTTTGAGCCATGGTAGTAATGGTGGAATAACACCAACAAGTCTTAGCAATCCTTCAGCAAATAAAGAAAGCACCACCCAACCAACACACATAGAAATAATGGAAGCATTCCTATTGTGCTGTCGTATAGCAGCATCAATCATCTCCTTGCATTCTGTTTGAGTTACTAGTTTTTCTTGTTGCATTTCCATAATCCTGTGCCTCCCATTGTGGTTCGTACATAGGGCATGGCTCTTCCATCAGAATGTCATTCCTTGCCCTAGCAATTCTTTTATACAAATGATCTAGATCCACTCCTCTTCTTCCTCCTCGTCCCAAATAATATATGGACCATGCTGCATTCTTTTCAACTCCTTAGTTTTTTCTGCAAAGGAAGCAGTCTCTCCAATCCATAATGCCATCTTCATAATTATGAAGATCACCGCTAACGGTGATAGACACAATAGTAATAAAAGAGAAGACTGGTTCATGTATGATACTCGTTTATAAAATCAATAAGTTTATTGAGTGTATCTTGTGCGCCTTCAGTCCATTCTCTAGATCTTTGAGATTGATTTTCGTGAAGGTCTCTTTTCATTTTATAAAGTTTTGGAAGTATGTCAACCTTTGATAGACGACCTCTTGGCATAACGTAATAAATTGCTGTTAACTATTTACAAAAAAAGGGACCCTTTTGGGGTCCCTTTGTGTTGAATTGTGAATGGATCACATGAGGTTCTTAACAAGTACTCTTCTGTAGTACTGGTTACGTGATGCAGTGAGGGTCTCAGCATCTGGGGTTCCGTTTGCCTGGGTGACAAATGGGTTAGCAACCATTCCGTAACGGGTCTTGAAGCCAATCTTTGGCTGGAAGGTGTTAGGATCAATGCTGCGGAGCATCTGGAGGGGAACGTATGGGCAGTAGAATAGTCCTGCGTCATAAGGTGAAGTACCCTTATAACCAACAACGTAGTAGTGGTTGCTGGAAACGTTTGCCGAATAAGGATCAACGTAGACCTTGATGCGACCGTTCATGGTTCCTACTAGGAGGTTACCAGTGTCATCAACTTCACCGATGGAAGGACCACCAGCGCCGCTTAGACCTGAAGAATAGTCAAGGGTGCCGCTCATAGCAAGAGCAGAAGCAACGTCAGCAGAAGTGATGATGAAGTTGCCCTTACCACGACGGGTTTGCTGAGCGATTGCGTTTGCATCACGCTCAACTTGGAACATTAGACCCTTGAACTTCTCAACTGACCAGCGACCGTTTGAGTCAACATCGAGGTCGAAGATACCAGCGTTAGCAACGTTGTTCTGAGCACCAGGCTTAGCAACGGTGTAAACGGTTCTTACAACTTCACGGTTGATCTCAGCGAGGATTTCGCTGGAGAGTAGGTTAGCGAGTTCTTGCTCAGCATCAAGACCATGGATTGCCTTGAGGTCTTGTGCTAGTTCTAGGGTGTATTCTGCCTTGAGAGCTCTGGTACGTGCTTGTACCGAAGTCTTCTCGATGCTGAAGCTCATTTCGTTGAATAGAGAACCAGCGCCAGAACCTAGGATTTCAGCAGTCTCACGAGGAATAGCGGTTGAACCACGCTCATATACACCAGCAGGTGAATCATTTAGAAGACCTGGGTTAGCATCTGGGTTCGAAGGATCAACAGTACCACGAGGATGGGTGTCATCACCACCAGCAGCATTGGTCTGGTTGTATACAGCAGAACCAAGTGAAGAAGCAGAGAAGTTGCTATCAGGCTCGTTGTAGAGAGCTTCTGGGCCAGTACGAAGACCTGAACCATTTTCCTGATAGTGATACTTCATTGCGAAGATAAGTCCAGTAGGACCGCTCATTGGTTGAACACCGCAGATATCATATGCAACGAGGTTAGGCATTGCACGGCGGATTAGGGAGATCATAACAGGATCGAAACCTGCAAGACCACCAGTTTGAGTTCCTAGTGCCGAACCAGAAAGTCCTGAAGCACTGATAGCACCAACAGTGTTGGATGCTTCGTTGATCATGCCACGCTCTTCACGTAGCGCCTTTTCTGTGTTTTCTAAAAGAACAGCGGTAACAGCCTTTCTATAATTGTCCTTGATTGCGCCAGCGCCCTCATGACCTAGAACAGGTGACCACTTTTCTGTTAGAGCTTTTGCGTTAAACATTTGTTTGCTCCGATAGGAAAGTTAGTGTTAATAAATTAATCAGTTTGCCCAGCGGTTGAGTGCTTGGAGATATTGTGCCATTGCTGGTGATACCTCTTGACCTGCACCTTCTACTGGAGATTCGTCAGAAGCTTCTGATGGAATTGCAACTGTTTCTTTGAAGTATGACTCCTTGATGGTTTTTACCTTTCTGGAGAAATCTTCTTCCGAAACAAACTCAAGACCTTCAGCAAGTGCTGCGAGTTTTTCTTTTTGAGTATCTGCGAGTCCTTCTGAAACAGTGTTCAGAACATTGATTTTTGCAGTCTCATTCAGACGATTTTGTAGTTTCACATTAGCCTTAACCTGTTCGTCGAGGCGCTCTTCCATTTCACGAATTGATTCGGCCATACCTTCAACCACATCGATTTTCTCGTCTGGGATTGAAATGTAGTGCTCTTCAAAGAGACCCTTGAGACCTGCAATGAAGTCTTCGGTAATCTCATTTCTGATACCACGGTCGATGGCTACTTGATTTTCTTCCATCCACTGACCAATGGCGTAGTTCACAGTGCCGTTAACTTCCTCAGCAAGTTCGCTCTTAGCTGCTTCAACTTGCTTGTCTAGTTCTGTGGCAAAGTGTTCTACAAGTCTGTCATACTCTTCGTTGAGTTTTGCTGTAACTGCCGCTTCAAAAATTGTTTTTGCCTTTTCAGCAAATTCAGCGGAGAGTTCAGTTCCCTCTAGTAGAGCATTTACGTCGTCGGTCATGTCAATTTCAAATCCAGCTTTGATTGGATAGGTGACATTTCCGCCCATTTTAGTGATGCCGTATGCTGCGGCAACATTTACTGTTGGTTGAGTTCCTTGATCGCCAGCATCTTTCTTTGCTGCAAACTGAGGATCACCAGAAATTTGCGAGATAGGTGCTGCTGCTTTTGCACCAGGGTTCTCTTCGCCATCTTCATTATTAGAATGAAGAGGTGCGGAAGTTGAACCGCCTAGATCAGCAGGAGCTGATTGACCGATCGCAACAGAAGGTTGGACGGTGGGTGCAGGATCTTTGCCGCCAGCCTTCGCAGTCTGAACGTCAGAAACCTGTGAAGGATCGCTACCAGAGCCAGGGATCACGGAAGCTTGAACAGTCGGCATAGGATCGCCAGCTTCCAGAATAACTTTTTGCTCAGTAACAAACTCTTCAAACTTTTCGTTTAGCATATCTGACATTTGAGTTTACCTCTTAATTTCCGTATAATTATTCTAAGTTTATTTATTAAATCAAAGATTTGAGAGAAAATGCTCAAAGACCTTGAGCGTTCTTGCCTCTAGATTTTGACGAGTTGCCTCATCAATATACTTGCGGTATTTATCAACTTTTGCTTCCTTGAGAATACCGTTCTCCCAAACCCACTCTTTTCCTTCCATGATGCCGTTTACAAAAGCATCTGGTGCGGAAGGATCTGCTACGATATCAGCAGCAGTTGTGAGCATGAAGTCATCACGTACAATAGAGATATCTTCACGCTTATCGATACTTCCCATACCACGAGAAGAAACACCAAGTTGTACTCCCTCTTCTAAAAGTGAGCGAGCAATGTTGCCCATGGGTGTATCTAGAATTTGTGCCTTGCCATAAAAATTATGACCCTCGGCACGGAGATCTGTAATTCTATGAGATACTCTATCTAGATTTACAGTAGGACCATCTGGGTGTCCTAGTTCTCCAAGAGCTCTCTTAGTTTTTACATACTCTTCGTTATATCTCGTTACCTCACGATCGAGAACATCAAATGGATACATGCGTCCATTTCTGTTCTTCAGTTCAGACTGAAGAAAAACTCCTTCAATATAAAGAAGTTTCTTTCCGTTCTTTTCTTCTGTGAGAACTTTTACGTCCTCAATCTGTTCCGTTATCAGTTTCATCGGTCTCGGTTTCGGTTGGTTCGTCAAAGAATGTGTTTGCCACTACCTGCTTATATTGTGCCATAGCATCAGATGCTTTAGCAAATAGCATGTCATGGATTGCGTCAATTGCTGATGCTCTGTCATTATTGCTGATCTTGCCAACAATATCAACAGCACCCATTTCGTTATTAGTTTCAGTCATGATAATATAACAATATAGAATTATTTAGACTTTGGCGCAGGTTTAGGTTGCGCTTTCATCTTTTCCATCTCTCTATCTAAACTAGCATCAGCTGCTTCCGCTTCTCTGGTAGCAGCATCCTGTGCTTGAATGTTTGAAATTTCTGGACTAAATGCAGTGTTCTGTTGTGACATCGTATCCATCATATTTGTTTGCTTAGGATCAATTGCAAGACCAGAAGAAATCTCAGACTTCATCTGCTTATCAATCTCCTTGAATGTCTTATCAGTTTGATTGAGAATATGCTTGCGGATATATTCAACAGAGAAGTACTTGCCAGCAAAAGGATCCATCTGAGTGACAATAGCAATACGCTGCGTCATCATTTCGATTTCTTTGAGTTCGTTGAAATGATTATCAAACAGGAAGTCATATTGGATATGCTCCTTCATGTCATCCCAATCTTCTGGTGAAATAACACCTTTAAGAATAAGTTGGGTCTTCAGCATATCTTGGAACATTTCACTGAAGCGTTTACGGAGACGACCTATAAATTTCGCAAACTTGAGTTCATCCCTGAGAACCTCTGTGGTCTTACCAAGATTAAACCCTTTGTTGTCATCCGTAAGGCGGGAAGGTGGTAGGTTGAGT